TGTCTTTTCGGCGAGCTGATAGTCTTCAGCGGGAAGGACGTAAACTAGTACTTCGACTTCCTGCGAGACGCCATCAGGAACGCGGAGAGGAGCAGACACACTCACCCCAATGACGCCAGTTGAATAGTTGGCGATGGACGGAGGTGAGCCGGAGCTGTTGGGGCTCTCGGTAGCTCGGCCATCCCATACTCGTTTCCATGGTGTTTCTCCTAGATACGGTACGGTGACAGCAAAAGTGTTTTCTGTGTTTTTGATGGGAACAGAGACTGTGTATTGACTGACTCGAGTGGTGTAGTCAGCTGGGACGACGTCGGTGTTGGGATGATAAGTCACGTCTAAGCGCCCTTCGTGGAAGGCACTTGTTACGACGTCGAAAATATATGTGATTCCGCCTCTCCAATAGGTGTAGTTTTTAGAGACTGCGGACATGATGGACGCGACTTGTGTGTTGGAAGCTCCGAAATCAATGGGCAATTCAAACATAGGACCAGTCTGGAGTGTTAAGACCAGTTCTTCGGCTGGAGTATTTGTTTTCCAAAAGAAAGATCCAATTAAGGATTTTCGGTTAAACCAAGTTTTGAGCTTACACTCAGAAACAGGCGTTCCGTAATGTTCAGGATCAACAAGTTGTTGACTAGCCGGATGAAGTTGAAGTTTGTCCATAGGTTCGGGTTGTGTTGAGAAGTTGAGGAAACCAGCTTGTTTAGGAACGATCCAGATTGGAGGATCACATACAGCGGGCTTATCTAAGAGTGTCTCGAGAACAGTGCCTACTACGTTCTCCGGAATAACTTTTTCAGCTATTTCCGCGAGTCCGTCAGCGACAAGTTCCGGTAAACCTTCTTGTTTAACTTCTCGTTCGTCGTTGGCCAATGCAGGATAAGTGAAGTAGCCGGGTTGTGATTTGTCGACCATTAGTGGCGGTGATGAGATGAAAACACCAGGTTGGAATTCGTCGGCAAGTGAGACGTAAAGTTCAAGTTTATATCGTGTGGTGACCTGAGCC